TGCCCAAGTCAACTAATCGTTCTTTTAGTCGTAATGCTAATGGTTCTCTAAAGAGCCAAACATCTCGTAAAGAATCTAAGAAATAAATAAGCGGGTGTAGTTCAATGGCAGAATTACAGCCTTCCAAGCTGACGATTAGGGTTCGATTCCCTATACCCGCTCCAAGGAGTTTAAATGCTCACTGCTGACGTTATTAAGGGCTTTGTAGGCTCTATGCTACAGAGGAACTTTGACGGCGCTGTAGAGTCTCCTGAATGCCACTATGAATGGTGGACTTACTTTTGTGATAAACATCCCCAAGTAGCTTTATGTGCTCCACGTGGACATGCTAAATCTACTTCGTTAACCTTTGCGTACACCCTGGCAAACCTTGTTTTTAGAGAGCGATCTTATGTACTTATCGTCTCAGATACAGTAGCCCAGAGTGTACAATTTTTAGCTGATATTAAAAAGGAACTTCTTGATAATGAGAAGATCAAACACCTTTTTAAAATCAAAGAGTTTTTAAAAGATTCAGAAGATGACCTTATTGTTGGTTGTGAAGATGGACATATGTTCCGTGTACAAGCCAAAGGTTCTGAACAAAAGGTTCGTGGTCTTAAATGGAATAACAAGCGACCTGACTTAATTATTTGTGATGACCTGGAGAACGATGAGATTGTTCTTAATAAAGAACGACGTGAGAAATTCCGTCGTTGGTTCTTTTCAGCTTTGGTCCCTTGTAAATCCGCTTATGGAATTGTAAGGTACGTCGGCACTATTCTTCACTCCGACTCTCTACTAGAGCGGCTAATGCCCCCAACGTATGATAAAAATACAGTGGTAGAAGACCTGAAGACTTATTCTAAAGACAAACGTAGAGCATGGCTTTCTGTTAAGTATCGTGCTCATACTGATGACTTTACCAAGATCCTTTGGGATACTAGATTTGATAAAGACTTCTTTGTTACTAAACGACAAGAGTATATTGATCAAGGTATTCCAGAATCATACTCTCAAGAATATTTAAATATTCCTATTGATGAATCTGTCTCCTACTTTAAACGTGCTGACTTCAATGCGATTGATAAAGAAGAGAAAGATTCTAAACTGCACTATTATATCTCTGTAGACCTAGCCATCTCTAAAGAAGACACTGCTGACTATTCAGTATTTGTTGTTGGTGGGATGGATGAAAATAGACGACTACACATTAAAGATGTAATTCGTGAACGTCTAGATGGTAGAGAGATTGTAGACACAATTATTCAATTAGAACGGACTTATCAACCTGAATGTATTGGCATTGAAGAAATGCAGGTAACAAAGGCTATTGGACCGTTCCTAAATGAAGAAATGATTAGACAAGGGGTATTCCCCTCTATCGTGCGATTAAAGCATGGTGGTAAAGATAAAATTGCTAGAGCAAGATCAATTCAAGCTCGTATGCGTGCAAACTCTGTAAAATTCAATAAGGCTGCTGATTGGTATCCAAAGTTTGAGGATGAGTTATGCACATTCCCTCGGGGTAAACATGATGACCAAGTAGATGCTTTAGCTTACTTGGGACTTCTATTAGATAAAATGGTAGAAGCTCCAACTAAACAGGAGCAAGAACAAGAGGAATTAGACAATGAACGACGAGCTTCAGATGACTGGGAATCTGGCAGATCAGACTTCACCGGGTATTGATGATCCTGATGAAGCAACTGAAACTCAAGGTGATGAAAACCAAGAGTCTAAATTACAACAACTACTAGATTCTCAAAACATTGCTGAAAAGCTTGACAAAGAGAAATTAGATGCAATTGGTGATACTTGTAAACAAGAGTTTGAAATTGATCTTCAATCTCGTGAACATTGGGAGCGTGACCTAGAAGAATGGCTGCGCTTGGCTATGCAGGTAAGGGAGGCCAAAAGCTTCCCCTGGCCTAAAGCCTCTAATGTTAAATATCCACTTCTATCTACTGCTGCCATGCAGTTTGCAGCTAGAGCTTATCCTAGCCTAGTACCTTCTGATGGTAAAGTAGTTAAGGTAGAAGTTATTGGACAAGACCCCGATGGGGAAAAAGAAGCAAAGGCACACCGAGTAGCTACATATATGTCTTACCAAGTGATGAAAGATATCACTGACTGGGAAGAAGACATGGACAAGCTTCTAATGATGCTTCCAATTGCTGGTGTTGTTTTTAAGAAGACATACTTTAGCAAAGCTAAGAATAAAATTTGTTCTTACCTAGTTTCTCCTAAAAACCTAGTAGTACACTATTGGGCTAAGTCACTAGAAACAGCAGAGCGAACTTCTGAAATTATTGAAATGTCAAAGCGTGTTCTAACAGAACGTGTACGACAAGGTATTTTCTTAGATGTTGATCTAGAAAAGCCTACTCTTGATCCAACATTAACCAAGGTAGAAAATGGTAATATTGCCGCTAATGATGATTCTATTCCTTACATTATCATCGAGCAACACCGATTCCTAGACCTAGATGATGATGGATATGAAGAGCCATATATTGTAACATTTGAGCGTAAGACTGGTAAGGTACTACGAATTACTGCACGTTGGGAAATTGATGACGCAATTAAGACAGATGAAAAAGGCAAGATCACTTCAATTGAGCCGACTTGCTTCTACACCAAGTTTTCTTTCATTCCTAACCCTGATGGTAGTTTTTATGATCTCGGTTTTGGTCTCCTTCTTGGACCGCTTAACGAATCAGTAAACTCTGCAATTAATCAGCTAATTGACTCTGGTACAATCAATAACCTACAGAGTGGGTTTATTGGTAAAGGACTAAGACTAAAGATGGGTAATACCCCACTAAGTCCTGGTGAATGGAGACCAGTCAATGCAACTGCTGATGACCTTCGTAAACAGATTGTTCCTCTACCAAGTAAAGAACCTTCACACGTTCTATTTCAGTTAATGGGATCTCTAATTACTTCTGGTAAAGAACTAGCCTCAGTAGCAGAAATTTTTACTGGTAAAATGCCAGGACAAAATACCCCAGCTACTACAACTATGGCAACTGTTGAACAGGGTATGAAAGTTTTTACTGCGGTATACAAGCGCATTTTCCGTAGTCTAACTAAAGAGTTTAAACGTATTTATAAACTAAACGAAACCTATATTGATCCTAATACTTATTCTGCTGTTATTGGTGGAACTATTGGACCAGATGATTTCGATTATGAAACACATGAGATTTGTCCTGGTGCTGATCCTTCAGCAGCTTCTACACAAGAGAAGTTAATGAAAGCACAGGCTCTACTAGAACTATTACCAATTGGTGTACTTGATCCAATTGAAGTTGTTACTAGAGTCCTTCAAGCACAAGAGCAACCTAATGTAACAAAACTATTTAACCAGCAAGTACAACAAACTGGTCAAATGCCACCTCCCCCACCTGATCCAAAGATGTTGGAACTACAGATGAAGGGTCAGATGGAAACTAACAAGCTAAATCTACAATCTCAAGTAACGCAGCAAAAAATGGAACTTGAAAGTAGGGACAAGCAACAACAGATGGCTATGCAGGCGCAAGCACATGCGCTAGAAATGCAGAATAAACAAGCGCAAGCGCAAGCTGCTGTTTCTGCAACATATCATCAAACCCAAGCTAGAATGGCTCAAGCGCAAGCGCAAACAAACCAATCTATGCACCATGCTGAACAAGCGCATCAGCAAAAGTTACAACATGCTAAGGAGCAAGCAAAATCGTCACAAAGCAAGACTTCATCGACTGGAAAAGTTCACCAGTCACAAAAGCCTTCTTCCAAGAAGTAGTGCAACGCCGCGAGGCAATTAAAGAGCAAGTGCTCAGTACAGATCCATCTGATATCCAACGATTACAGGGATACGCTGCTGCACTTGCAGACATTGTAAATGTAGAGTTGGAGGATGTAGAATGAGTTTAATCCCACTAGGTCATCGACTACTAATTAAGCCACAAAAGCTTGAAGATGTAGACCAAGCATATAAAGCCGCACGTAGTGCTGGCATTATTATTCAAGAAGCCCATGAAAAACTACAACAAGCAGCCGTTGATAAAGGCACTGTAGTAGCAATGGGTGAAACAGCCTTTAAAGACTTTGGGGGAAACCCCTGGTGTTTTGTAGGTGATCTTGTAGCATATGCTCGATATGGAGGTAAGCTTATTAGTGATCCAGAAACTGAGGAAAGCTACCTCATTCTAAACGACGAAGATGTTATTTGTAAAATTGTAAAGGATTAATATGAGTGAAGACACTAATACACCAGTAGATGAACCTTCTGGTAATGAACCCCAAGTAAATGAAACTGAACAACGAGCCCGTGATATGGGCTGGGTTCCCAAAGATGAATATACTGGCGATCCTGTAAAATGGAAGTCTGCTGAAGTTTTTGTTGCTCTAGATGAACCAATTAAGCGAATTGAATCTCAAAGCCAAGAACTAAAACAAGTTAAGCGTGCCCTGGATGCTCTACGAGAACATCACACTAAGGTCGCTGAAAATGAATATCAACGTGCTATCCGTGACCTAAAGGCACAGCGTAAGCAAGCACTAGTTGAAGGTGACATTGATTCCTTTGATCGTCTTGAAGATGAGATTGAAAAGGCTAAAGATCAATTCATTGAAATTAAACAACAAACTGTTCAAGAAGCACCAGCACCCTCAGAGGTTGTACATCCAGAGTTTAAGACCTGGCTAAACCGAAATGCTTGGTATGAATCTTATGGCTATATGCGGCAGTTTGCAGATGAATTAGGTGTTAAGTTACACCAAAAGGGTTTAGAGCGGGCTGAAGTACTTAAGCAAGTAGAACAAGCTGTCCGCAAAGAATTCCCTCTCCGATTTAACAACCCCAATAAGGCTAATGCCCCTGGTGTTGAAGAAGGTGGTACAAAGTCAGGTGGAAAACGTGGTGAGTCTTTTGAGCTAAATGATCAAGAGCGTAACATTATGAATACACTGGTCCGTAGTGGTACAATGACAAAAGAGCAATACATTGCTGAACTGAAGAAAGCGAAAGGTCTATAATGGCTGAAAATCTTGTAAAGAGCCCAAGAGGGCGTGTTAAGCGTACACCTATTGTCGGTCGTAGTCGTCTCCATGTAAAAAACAAGGATGACAATTTCGTGTATCGTATCGTTAATGACACGGATGACCGTGTTGATGTGTTCAAAGAAAACGGTTGGGAACCTGTACAAGCTAAAGATACCTCTGTAGGTGATAAGCGAGTAGAGACTTCTGGCCCTTCAGGTTCTGTAGCAGAGATTTCAGTTGGTGGTGGTACAAAGGCTATTGTCATGCGTATTAAGCGGGAATGGTATGAAGAAGACCAGGCTGCTAAAGCTGCCCAAGTTGATGCTATTGAGCAAACTATGAAAGAAGATGCCCTTCGTGGAACATATGGTAAACTTGATCTCACACGAGATTAAACCATTTTCTCCGATGGGAAACTAACGGAGAATTAAATGGCTAACGTAAGTCGTGTATACGGTCTGCGCCCCGTCAAGCACCTATCTGGTGCCGCTTGGAACGGTGCAACTGAGGCTTTTGCCTTTCTTACTGGTGATGCAACTGCCGCCTATGTGGGCGACCTAGTTAAAGTTGGTGGTTCTGCTGATGCTAACGGAGTGCCTCAAGCATCCCGTGCTACAGCTAACACTGACCCACTACTAGGTGTTGTGGTTGGTTTTGTACCAGACTATTCAAACCTAAATGCCCCTTCGGGTTATCGTGCAGCTTCCACTGCTCGTACTGCATTCGTTGTTGTTGATCCTACCATTGTGTATGAGATTCAAGCTGATGCTGCTACTGCTATTGCTGACATTGGGCTAAACGTAGGTGTTACCTTTACTGCTGGCTCTGCTACTACTGGACTATCCGGTCTAGTTGCTAACATGGCCTCCAAGGCAACTACCTCAACCCTACCACTAAAAATTATCGGTGTACGCCAATCACCTGACCAAGATATGTCTGACTCAAGCAACTGGAAACTTCTAGTTACTGTGAACACTAACGTATTTGGTTCTGCTGGTACCACTGGTGCTTAATAAGGAGTAACAAACTATGTCAGTTATTAACAGTTCCTCATTTGCCAAGGCCCTGTGGCCTGGTATTAACGCTTGGTATGGTAAGGCATACGGCGAATATGGTGTCGAGTGGAAGGATCTATTCGACGAATTTAAGTCACGTAAGCAGTTTGAAGAAGACGTTGGTGTCTCTTCATTTGGTCTAGCAGTTCAAAAGGCTGAAGGCGCCCCAGTAACTTTTGATACTGAACGTCAAGGCTTCATCACTCGCTATAACCACACTGTGTTTGCACTGGGTTTTGTGATTACTCGTGAAATCTATGAAGATGACCAGTATGATGTAGTTGGACAACGTAAGGCTCAAGGCCTTGCTTTCTCAATGCGTCAAACTAAGGAAATCGTTGGTGCTAACGTTTATAACCGTGCATTCAACGGCTCTTATGTTGGTGGTGATGGTGTTACTATGCTATCTACCTCACACCCCAACTTTGCTGGTGGTACATGGGCTAATAAACTAGCTACCGATGCTGACCTATCTGAAGCTTCACTAGAACAAGCTTGTATTGATATTGCTGGCTTTACTAATGACCGTGGACTACTAATCAAAGTAACTCCCAAGAAGCTAATCATCCCCCGTCAACTAGCCTTTGAAGCACAACGTATTCTAAAGACTGATGGACGTGTTGGTACAGATAACAACGACATCAATGCCCTAAAGGCTATGGGTCTAATCCCCTCTGTTGCTGTTAACCACTACCTAACAGACACTGATGCTTGGTTCATCCGTACTGACGTACAGCATGGTCTAAAGTACTTTGAACGTCGTGGTGATGAGTTCGGTATGGACGAAGACTTTGACACCGAAAATGCTAAGTATAAGGCTACCGCCCGTTACAGCTTCGGTTGGACTGATCCTCGTGGTATCTATGGCTCACAAGGTGCTTAAAGCATAACATAACCCCCATCAGCCCAAATGCTGTTTGGGGGTTTTTATTTAAGGAAATAAAATGTCAATTCAATTCGTTCCTGGTCAAGTAGCTGTAGGTGATCCTAGTCCTACTGGACCTTCAGCACTTAGTGGACCATCAAAAGATGTAGAGTGTAAAGTAGTTAAGCTATCTGGTGCAAACTTTACAACTGGTACAACTAATACACTTATTGCTGTCCTACCGGCTGATTCTACTATTATTGGTATTAATCATTGGGTAAAAACACAGCTTGCTGGTAACGGTATTACTGCTGCTACGCTTAATATTGGTACTAGCTCTGGTGGTACTCAAATTACTTCAGCATTCAACTCTTTTGGTACTGCCGGTGCTTTTGCTCCTGTAACACCAATTACTGGTATTGTACAAAACTATCAAATTCCTCTAGGTGCAGATATTCAAATTTTTGCAGGTGGTACCGCCACAACTGGCAACCCCACTTCTGGTGAAATTTATCTAGTAATTCAGTACGTGCGTTAAATTTAGGGGGCGGTGAGTCCCCTAATCTCTTTGGGAGAGATTATGAGTACATCAAGATCAACAGGGCTTTTAGGAGTAGGAACAACAGTAGTATCTTCATATGTTAACTACGTTAATGGTATTTCTGTAATTTCTGATAGCACTAATACAGCAACAGTTACTATTTATGATAGCGCAGATGGCGTTACAAATATGACTAATGCAAAAACAATTGCTAAAGTTTCTGCTACAGTTAATACAGGAAGTAACTCACTAGCATTTACAAATCCTATACGCTGTGAAAATGGTATTACCGTTGTAGTATCTGGTACTGGCACTCCAGCAGCAATTGTCCTTTTTGGTGGGACACTAAATTAAGGAAACGATATGTCTGGATCAAACGTTTGGCTAAAGTCAGGTAAAATTTATAATTTATTTTCCGAGCCAGGTGCAACAACAGTAAGCACAGGACTTAAAATCTACAAAGATTCTCCATTTTCTACATTTCAAGCTACAGTAGTTGGAACAGGTACTGTTACTGCTACAGTTTTAATTGAATGTTCAAATGATGGAATTTATTTCTGTTCCACACCATTAGGTACTATCACACTATCAGGGACTACATCTTCATCTGATGGC